ATTGGCTCGCATAACGTAGGACTTGTATGTACAAATCACACATATGCATCACAAGATATGTTTGATCCAGATGATAAAATATCAGGTGGACAAGGCTTTATCTATGCATCTTCAATAGTTGTAGCAATGAAAAAGCTAAAACTGAAAGAAGATGAAGATGGCAATAAGATAAGCGAAGTGCGTGGAATTCGAGCAGGTTGCAAAGTGATGAAAACACGTTATGCAAAACCTTTCGAAGGTGTGCAAGTTAAGATTCCATACGAAACAGGTATGAATCCTTATAGTGGATTACTTGAGTTGTTTGAGAAAAAAGGACTTATTGTAAAGTCTGGCAATAGACTTGCATATACAACACTCGACGGTGAAGATTTATTAGATTACCGTAAAAAATGGACTGGAGAACTACTTAACAAAGTAATGTCAGACTACCTTATAAAAGAGCAGACAAAGGTAAATACCGAGGAAACTGCTGATGAAGAAGTAGTGCGTGAAGAGATTACTGAGGAGTAGAATATGGACGAAAGTCAAATTGTAGACATCTGGATGGTGTTTAAAGAATCAATTGAGACAAAAAAAATTGAAGCAGTAGCTGAACGTTATGTTGATATTTGTGCTGATTATGGCACAAGTGATGAGTCGTTCCGTGAAGCACTTGGTTCCTGTACTGAATTAGATAGTGCAATTAATTACTATCTAGATGATGACTGGGACGACGACGATGACTACAATAACGAGTGGGAAGACTAAATGGGTTGGTACTCAGAAGTAAGTAGAGATGTTGGTAAGATACCTAATGCTGTTGCATTTTTCGAAGCTGAACTTGAAGAAGCAAAAGTAGAATGTAAACTTAGCGGTAACTTAGAACGTGCTTCTGCGTCTATGCCTGGTATTGTTGAGCATCGCTTTAATCAGTTACAAGAGATTGAAGCGATACTCAATTACCTAAATATTGAACTACGTAGATTACGTAGTTCATATTTTAAAAAATATCTTGAAAACTATCAACGTGCATTGTCTAGTAGAGATGTTGATAGATATGTAGACGGTGAAGCTGATGTAGTTGATTATGAAAAAATCATCAACGAATTTGCTTTATTACGTAACAAATGGTTAGGCGTGTTAAAAGCACTTGACCAAAAGCAATGGCAAATAACAAATATTACAAAACTACGTGTTGCAGGCATGGAAGACGCCAGTCTTTAAACACTATCATTAAATACGTATATAAATATCAATATGAAACGCATCGTATTGGTAACAGGCGGATTTGATCCGTTACATTCAGGACATATTGAATACTTTAAAGCGGCTAAAAAACTAGGCGATGAACTTTGGGTTGGTTTAAATTCAGATGAATGGCTTGTGCGTAAAAAAGGACAAGCATTTATGCCATATGACGAGCGGCTAGCTATTATTCGTAATTTAAAAATGGTAGATAGTATTGCAATATGTTATGGTGATGCAGAATCTAATGATGCTTGCGGCGCAATACATCATGTATTATCTGTAAACGGTATGAACACAAGAGTTATTTTTGCAAATGGTGGTGATCGCAAGCCTGGCAATGTTCCAGAACAGGATATGTATGCTCAAAATGCAAATGTTGAATTTGCATGGGGAGTAGGCGGAGATAACAAAAAAAACTCTTCGAGTTGGATATTACAAGAATGGAAAGAACCTAAGACTGTAAGGACATGGGGGTATTATAGAGTGTTACATCAAAATGGTCCAGGAGTAAAAGTAAAAGAACTTACTGTAGAGCCTGGAAAAAGACTTAGTATGCAAAGACATGAAGAAAGAAGTGAACATTGGTTTGTTAGTGAAGGTACTGCCCATGTATATACTCTGAATGTAAGTAGTGATGCAGAGTTGCGTGGTATATATACAAAACATCAAAGTTTGCATATTCCGTGTCACGAATGGCATCAATTAGCAAATGAAACAGATAAACCCTTAAAAATTGTTGAAATACAATACGGGACAAATTGCGTGGAGGAAGATATTGAGCGGTTATAGAATTAAAGTTTTTATAGGATACGACAGTAGAGAGGATATAGCCTATCAGGTTGCTAAACATAGTATAGAACAAACGTGCAAATATCCTGAACAATTAGAAATACATCCGTTAAAATTAAAAGACCTTATCAAAGAAGGAAATTACACACGTGATGTAGATCCATTAGCAAGTACAGAATTTACTTTTAGTAGATTTCTAATACCTCATCTTTGTAACTTCAATGGATGGGCATTGTTTATAGATTGTGACTTTTTGTTTACTACAGATATTAGAAAATTGTTTCAATTGAAAGATGATAGATATGCAGTTATGTGTGCCCAACATGATTATACCCCACAAGCAGGCACAAAAATGGATGGTAAAGAACAACATATCTATCCAAGAAAAAATTGGTCAAGTATGGTTCTTTGGAACTGTGGACATCCAAGTAATAGGTCAGTAACTAAAGAACTTGTAAATAATCCAGACACAACAGGACAATTCCTACATAGATTTAGTTGGCTTGATGATAGTGATATTGGTGTGTTATCACATGAATGGAATTGGTTAACCGATTGGTACAAAGAACCGCAAGACGGAGCGCCAAAGGCATTACATTATACAGAAGGAGGTCCTTGGTTCAAAGAGTATGAAAGATGTGATTATGCTGTTGATTGGTTATTAGCAGAAAAACAATATTTAAGGAAAAAGAATAAAGAAGCAAAACAGATAAAGCCAGATGGTCCATTGTATAATATAAGTCCTGAACATGAAGACATGCTAACAAGTATGGTTGAAGCAACTATTGATCCAGAAGGAAATTATTATGGTAAAACATTTAACATTATTAAAGAAAGGGCTGATAAACTTATGAGTGAAAAAATTGCGGCTATAGATAGTACAGGAGGATTTGCTAATTCGCAAGGATTACCTTTTGATCCTATACTTGCATCTTTTGTAAAAGGATCAGGCGGAGTATGTAGTAATTGGGATAGAGAAAAAGATACAGATCGTGCATTGGTTATAAGAGGATTGGGCGGCGGCAGTAGAAAAGCTCTTCATTATTGTTGGAAAACTGGCAGGACATATTATGCAATAGATACAGGATACTTAGGAAATATTAAAAATAAGTATCTACATAGGATTACAAAAAATGGATTACAGTATACAGGTCCAATCAAACTACGTCCTATGGATAGAGCTAGGAAATTTGGATTCAGATTCAAAAAATTCTCACCAGGAAATAAAATATTGATTTGTCCCCCTAGCGTAAAAGTTATGACAGTATGGGGAGAAAATTTAGATGAGTGGGTGGCAAGAACTGTCAAAGAACTTAAAAAGTATACTGATAGAGAAATAGAGATAAGACTCAAGCCAAGTAGAACCGATAGGATTAGTACAGATACTATACAAGATGCTTTGGCAAATGATGTGCATTGTTTGGTTACGTATAACAGCATAGCCGCTTGCGAAGCACTTATGGAAGGTAAACCAGCTTTAGTGTTAGGTAATAATGCGGCTAGTGTAGTCGCCGAAACTGAGATACAAAACATTGACGCACCTCGAGTTCCTGATAGAGAAACTATGGAAGCATGGATTAGTAATTTAGCATATTGTCAATTTACTACCGAGGAAATGAAAAGTGGGTTTGCTTGGAGAACAGTAAATGAAACTTGTGAGTTACCTGAGTGGCATCCCACCTCAGAATAACAATAAAGAAAAGCCTTTAATTTTACAATATATGGTTAATGGTGTCAACCACGTTGGTGACCTTGGCATTTGTCATACAGGTATGAATATAGTAGATTGTGATGTAGCACTTTTACAGGGGTTTACCCATCCTAACGGTAAAGATTTACCTCATTTAAAGTTGCGTACAAGAGTAGTAGATCATCAAAAAGCGATGGGTAACAGAACACTAATAGCTGATAGTAATTTATTTTTGTATGCTAAGCCTGATAATTTGCCACATAATTATCTAAGATACAGTTATGATGGTGTATTTAAAAATACAGGTTTTTATTTTGACAAACATATTGACCCAAATCGCTGGTGTAAATTAAGTTCTGATCTTAATATTAGGTTAAAAGATTATAGAACAAAAGGTGAGCATATATTAATACCACTACAACGTAATGGCGGCTGGAGCATGAGAAACATACCAGTAATGGAATGGCTTAAAAAAATTATAGCTGATATACGTAAATTTAGTGATAGACCTATTGTTGTTAGAGGACATCCAGGAGATAAAAAAGTTCCGTTGTATCTACAACTTGAGCAACCTAATGTAACAATAAGTCCTTGGAAAAAACCTATTACACAAGACTTACAAAATGCATGGGCAGTTGTCACTTATAATTCAAGTCCTGGAGTAGTAAGTTTGATTGAAGGAATACCTGTATTTGCTATGGACCCTGATCCTAATTATAGTCAGTATCACCATGTATCAAATACAACATTAAAACGTTTAGAAGATCCGAAAATGTTTGATAGGCAGGAATGGATTGAAACACTTGCTATGTGTCATTGGAAATTTGAAGAGCTACGTAGCGGCGAAGCATGGGAATTTATGCGTAATTATGTACGCCAATAATTTTCTGTCCTGTTCACCATAATATCACTAGATTTACTTTTGCCTTGATTCTTACGATCACCCTTCATATGGTCAATCCATTTACCTAATTCAGTGTTAATTAATGGATGTCCACCACCTCCTGTCTTAGCTTCTTTTAAATACATATGTTCACTGTAATCTAAAACATTAGGATGTTGTTGTTTCATACGGTTTAATATTTGCCCAAACACAAAACTATCATGCCATTCTTCCATTAAGAATATTCCGTTTTCGGCATCTTCATATACTCTTTCAAATTCACGTAAAAAATCTTGACATACCGGATCTTTTAAGTTCATTCCATAAAAGCCGCACTCTGGCCAAGTTTGTGAACCTTTTCCTCTACCTACATATGTAAGCCATTTGTCATCGGGTAGTAAAGATGAAAAGTCTTTGATATCCCAGTAGCTATGCACCACAGTATCTGCATCCATCCATACTAACCAGTCTTCTGCTTTAGTAGCCGCATCGAATACAGCATATGTCTTGTTTGCAAAACGAATTGCGTCCCATTTAAATTTTTTATGATGATCTCTTGGACGTCTTGCTTTTATATTTTGTGGTGGTATTCCGTTAGCTTTAGGATCATTTTTCCATGTTTCTTTAAAAAATTCTAATTTTTCTAATACATGTTCTGCAGGAATAATACTAATAGAATTTTCATCTGGATTTACAGGAGCACACTTCTCAGTATATACTTTTAATTTTATATCAGGATGCACATGATCAGCCCAACTGTCTAAAAAACGCTGTCCGTACAATTCTAATCCCGGCTTATGAAATGTAGTAACCACAGTTATTTGCTTCATTGTAATTCCTTTGTAAATAGTGTACTGGAGTATTTACGCATGATTTTTAGTTTATGGACAGATAATGGCGCAATGAACAGTAAACCTGTGTTTGCGGCATTTGAAAAAAGTTTAATCAATGCAGGATGTACTGTGGTACATAATTCTTTAGATGCAGATGTAGCAGTAATTTGGAGTGTGTTATGGCATGGTAGAATGGCACAAAACAAAAAAGTCTGGGATGATTTCCGTAGTAAAGGAAAGAGCGTTATTGTTCTTGAAGTAGGCGGAATCAAAAGAGGCGAAACTTGGAAAGTAGCATTAAACGGCATCAATGGTGAAGCATACTTTGGCGACATGGGTCAAGATTCTACAAGAGCTGAAAAACTAGGCATAAAATTAAAAGAATGGCAACGTAATGAAGACGGTCCTATTGTAATTTGTTGTCAACATGAAAAGAGTCATCAATGGCGTATGATGCCTTCTGTCACACGATGGATAGGTGATGTGATAGATACATTACGGAACCACACCGGAAGAAAAATAATTGTTAGACCACACCCAAGAAATATGTTACCAGCAATAGAACATGAATGGACAAATGTATCAAGGGTAAGTCCAATGCATATACAAGGAAGCTATGACGATTTTGATTTTGATCCTTCAAATGCTTGGGCAGTAATAAGTTGGTCTAGTAATCCAGGGCCACAAGCTATAATAAAGGGTATACCCGCATTTACAGGGCCAGAGAGTTTAGCATACCTAGTAGCAAACAAAAACCTATCAAGTATTGAGAATCCAAAATATTTTAAAAGAGAAGATTGGGTGAATAATTATGTGTGGACGGAATATACGTTAGAAGAAATATCTCAAGGTATTGCATTTAATCGATTGACTTCTAAGCTATAATCAGTTATTATAATAGTATGAAACAGTCAAATACAATAGAGAGATGTTTAGAAATACTATCCGGATTTGATCAAGTGTATGAAGTAAAACTTGAACAATTAAATTCAAGTGATGTAAATTTAATACAAAGTTTAGGTAGACAAGTTGTTCGTGGTATACCTTTGACTGACAGACAATATGATCTTGCAGTTGTTAAATGTAATGATTACTACAACATTTTATATGAATTTGGTATTGACAAAACAACATTTGAAAATTTACGTATGCCTCTTAGAGAGATAGATAGAAGCAAATGGGTACGTAAAGTAGAATACAAAGGCGATAATTGTTTGGCTATAAGGTTTACATTTAACAAAAAATTAATAGAACTTTTAGAAAAAACTAGGACAAAAGAAAAGGCATATGACAGGGAAACAAAAATACATTACTTTCCTTACGATGAACAAACTATTTTTCAAGTAATGAATCTTCTTGAAGGTAAACATTTTGAAGTAGAGGAAAGTGTACAACACGTATATAAGGAACTACTACAAATGTACAATAATAAAAAAGATCATGTGCCTGGAATATATGGATTAAAATTACGTAATTTTTCGCGTAAAGCAATTGATGTTATGATAGAAGATATAGGTGAACCTACCCAAAAGAACTTACCTATTTTTGCAGATAGAAAAAATATTTATGGTGTAGAACATATAGATGAAGACGATTTACATAAAAGTGTTAAAAGACTTAATGCACTTACAAATAAAGTAATACGTAGATCTAGTATCCAAATTTTTATTAATAAGACTACATACAATTACAATATGCTTGCTGAAACTTTATTAGAATTATTTAGATATCCAATTCTAGTTGTGTGTAATGATAAATTTAAATTGAACGACATACATCCTTTCTATGAAACATTTAAAGGTATATTTCAACCAGATAGTTTTAGTGTACTATTTAGAGAGGACAATAACACAGCTGAAGGACAAGAAACTAATAATTATATAAAAGATAAAAAACTTAATTCACCACTTGACATTTCAAGTAAAGTTGTTTATATTAGTAGTGATAAGATTCCAAAACCATTGCTTGCAAGTGCATGGCGACCACGAGCAGTTGTGCTTTCAGGAAGTAAAATGAGTAATCCTAAATTAAGAACTTATTTAAATGAATGTGATTTAATAATACATTACGACACAGATATAAGTCCATTTCATAGAGATGTAGAAAAAATATAAATGCCAAGTTGCAAATTAATTATAGAAGATGAAGTTAATATCAAGCTAGAAGGCCTTGCAGTAGATATACGAAGGAAAATAGCTAACGCTCTCAAATTTGAAGTTCCGTATGCTAGATATATGCCGCAGTATAAACTTGGTCGTTGGGACGGCAAGGTTGCTTTTTTTGGCATAGGAGGTTCAGGATATGTAAATCATCTCGATACTATTGTTGACATACTTACAAAACATAGTGTTGAAATTATTGATATACAAGATAATAGACAGCCCATAAAATTAAACTTTGAACCAATTACAGAAAGTTATTGGGCAGATCAAAATGTACACTGGCCACAAGGACATCCTTCTGAAGGACAACTAATAATGCTTCGCGATTATCAAGTTGAAGCTGTTAATAATTTTTTAAATACACCACAAAGTCTACAAGAAATTGCTACTGGTGCAGGTAAAACTATAACTACAGCAACACTAAGTCATATAGCTGAACCTCATGGTCGCACATTGGTAATTGTACCTAATAAAAGTTTAGTAACACAAACAGAAGAAGATTATATAAACTGTGGTCTCGATGTTGGCGTTTATTTCGGAGATAGAAAAGAGTTGGGTAAGACTCACACCATCTGCACTTGGCAGTCATTGAATATACTGGACAAGAAGCACAAGGACGGAGAAGCAATATTATCACTGGCGGAGTTCTTAGATGGTGTGAGCACCGTGATTGTTGATGAGGTTCATCAAGCAAAAGCGGAAGTATTAAAAAACTTATTGACACGTAATTTAAAAAATGCACCTATACGTTGGGGGTTGACAGGAACTATACCTAAAGAACGCTTTGAGTTTGAAAGTATACACGCAAGTATTGGTCCAGTAATTGGGGAAATATCAGCAAAAGAATTACAAGACAAAGGTGTGCTATCCCAATGTCATGTTAATGTAGTACAATTAATAGATACCGCAGTGCATAGAGATTACCAATCAGAACTAAAATATCTGGTTACAGATAAAAATAGACTTGCATACTTAGGAAAATTACTTACCAAAATTAAAAAAGATGGAAATACACTCATACTAGTTGATCGTATAAGTGCCGGTGAAATGCTGAAAGAACTTATTCCAGACAGTGTTTTTGTTAAAGGTGATGTAAAACTAAAGGATAGGAAACAAGCATATGATGACATCAATGAAGGGACTAATCATGTGGTTATCGCAACCTATGGAGTTGCGTCGGTGGGAATTAATATCCCTCGCATTTTTAATCTCGTCCTTATTGAGCCTGGCAAGTCTTTTGTAAGGGTTATACAATCGATAGGTAGAGGCGTAAGAAAGGCAAAAGACAAAGACTTTGTACAAATTTGGGACTTAACTAGCACCTGTAAATTTGCAAAGAGACACTTAACACAACGTAAGAAGTTTTACAAAGAAGCTCAATATCCATTTACAATAGAAAAAGTAGATTGGAATTAATTGGTTGACATTTTGGTAAGTCTTTGTTATAATTAACAAAATTAAGGATATTCAATGCATATATTAAGTTTAGAAAACAAAGCGTTTTCACTTACCAATTTACCAGACGAATTAGAAGATGACATACGATTTGCAATATTAGATAATTCAGACCCTAAAGAGCCAGACTTCTTTTTTATTCCGCTAATATTTTTAGAATCATTTAGTGCACCGGCAATGGTAATAGAAATAAACGGAAATGAAATAATGATGCCAGTTGATTGGAGTATTGCAGTTGGTGATAGTTCAACAGGAAATGATTTAGAAGTTCTTCCTTTAACAAGTATAAACGACAGAGGTTTTGAATCTTTTTTATTCAATCCTCTAACAAGTTTTAAAACAGACTTTGGCAAAATAGAAATAACAAATTTTTATAATGATGTGAAATGGTATTTTCCTAAATTAAAAAATGGACAATTATTAGGTGTGCCTATTAAGACTGGGAACAATCCTTTGTGTGCATTTTTTATTAAAGATGTAAGTAGGCAAAGCGAATTAATTGATTATGGAAAATTATTATGAATAAAACAATTACAATTTTAACTACGTTTAGTGATAAAGGTTATGAAGTTTATGCAAAACACTGTATTGGTAGCTTGCAAAACTTTTTAAATAACGACAACGTAGAAGTAATTGTATACACTGACACTCCAAGGGATTTTAAAAACACAAACTGGAAAAATAAAATATTAGAACAAGAAGTTCCTGATCTAACTGCTTTTAAAAAACGTAATTCACATAGAGCAGTCCCTCAAGGCACTAAGGGATTTATTTGGGACGGAGTAAGATTTAGTCATAAGAGCTATGCGTGGTGCTATACAGGTTTGAACACAAACAGTGATATAGTAATTTGGCTAGATGCAGATACAGAAGTAATAGAAAATATAGATGCAAATTATCTGTCTAAGTTTATGCCAGATGGATATGTATCAAGTTATCTTGGACGCATAGGAAGATACACTGAAACAGGATGGTTAGCATGGAATATGCAACATCCAGATAGTAAAAGATTTTTTGCACGTTTTAAGCAGTATTATGATGATGATTTAATTTATAATTTAAAAGGTTTTACTGATTGTCATGTATACGATGCAGTAAGACAAGAGTTTGAAGCAGAAGGAATTGGGTCATATAACATAACAAAGGATATGCCAAAAGATGTATTTAATCAAGCATTCAAAGGTTATATGACACATTATAAAGGCCCTGATAAAACAAACAGGGAAAAATACTATAGTAAAGCTATGCGTAGAAAGATGAAAGGTTAGGAGAATAAAATGAAAGCAGGAAAGATTTGGGGACAAACTGAATTAATCCACGCAAATGGCGTATTAGAATTTCACCGCATTGAATACAAAGCGGGATTCAAATGTTCAGAGCATGAACATCGATTCAAGTGGAATGGCTTCTACGTAGAGTCAGGTAAGATGCTTGTGCGTGTTTGGCAGAACGGAGATCAAGATGGTTTAGTAGATGAAACTGTTCTTGAAGCAGGAGACTTCACACAAGTGAAGCCAGGCAAAATTCATCAGTTTGAAGGTTTGGAAGATGGTGTAGCTTTTGAACTTTATTGGGCTGAATTTAATCATGACGACATAGTGCGTCGCACAGTTGGCACTAAAACTGGTTAATGGAACTGTACAGCCAAAATTATCTAAGACAATTAGAAAGTGTGCATAACACTACTACTAGAGGTTTTGGTAATAAAGTAAAAAAAATTAAAGCGTTCGAGGCTTGCATGGAAAAGTGGAGACCTCGATCACTTTTAGATTACGGTTGTGGCAAAGGAGCAATGCTACAGCAATTAAGACAAAAATATCCTCATTTACACTGTCTTGGTTATGATCCAGCAGTAAATATTTACAGTCAAAAACCAAAGCAAAAATTTGATGTTGTATTTTGTAATGATGTACTAGAACATGTAGAGCCTATATATTTGGATAATGTTCTAAAGTTTATAGAACATCATAGCAAAAAGTATGCATGGTTAAGAATAGATACACAACCAGCAAACAAAATTTTAACAGATGGACGTAATGCACATCTAATAATAGAAAATCAAGATTGGTGGAGAGAACGGTTAGAATTTGCACTAAACATGAAGATTACAAGAATGTATACAAACAAAAAACAAAGAATAGATGTAGAGCTTATACATGGGTAAACTTTTACCAGGAGAAGCATTAATATATGAACGAGCAGATGGAGTAGTATATGCCAGATACAGAGATAAGCCAGAGATAGAAAGATGGATAGTAGGCGGAGACCCAGGAGGAGTAGCAAGAGCACAGGGTAAATTATTAGATTATAGCGAGTGGCAAAATCTTTGCGAGATTGCACAAACAAATCAAACTCTCAAAAAATTGCTTAATAAATTAGTAACTACTTATTATATGATAAAGGAGAACAAATGATAATATCAGATGCAGAAACAATGTTATTGACCTTAGTTTTCGGTGCTATATTGTATGCTTATCTAGTTTGGAGAAATTTATGAAAATTATAGTTGCGTTAGATTATACTAATCCATTAGAAGCATTAGAAATGTGTGCAAAGTTGCGTGACGTTGCAGATGGATTTAAAATAAATCATGCACTATGGAGCCAAAGTGTCTACATAAAAGACTACACAAAAGCAGGCGAATTGTTTGTTGATTGTAAACTCTGGGATACACCAAACACCGTAAAACAAGTTGTACAAAAGATTATAGACAAAGGTGCTACAATGACTACAGTCTGCACACACAACAACGAAGCAGTGTTTGAAGAAATACAACCATTAGCAAAGCAAGTTAAACTACTAGGTGTAACATATTTAACAAGTTGGACATCAGAAGAGAGATTTGGTATAACAAACACCAGCATGAATTTAATGTGGAGGAATCATTTAGACAGAATAAGTCCTTACGGATTTAGTGGTATAATATGTTCTGCAAGTGATATAGAAAATATTCCTAACTTAGAAAGACATTATATAAAAGTTTGTCCGGGTATAGGAAAAAACAAAGGACAGGTTAGAACAGTAACAGCCAAGCAAGCAGTTGAATTGGGTGCAGACTATTTGGTTATAGGCAGAACTATTACTCAGAGTGATGATCCAGTAAAAGCTCTTTTAGATATTAAGGAATACAAATGAGAATTATATCAGGACCATGCCAGCATGAATCAGTTGAACAAAGTTTAGAAATAGCACGTGAATGCAAACGTGTCTGCGATAGTTTAGATATAGACTATGTTTTCAAAGCTAGTTTTGACAAAGCTAATCGAACTAGCATGAGAGGACCACGCGGAAAAGGACTTGATGTCACACTAGAAGCATTTAAGACTCTCAAGCTAGAACTATCTGGACTTCAAACCTTAACTGACGTTCATGATATACAACAGGTAAAAACTATAAAAGAAACTTATAATGATGCCGTAGACATATTACAGATACCTGCATTTTTATGTAGGCAAACAGATTTAATTAGAGCTTGTGTTGAAACAGGAAAAATTTTAAATATCAAAAAAGGACAATTTTTAGCACCGTGGGATGTCAAAGGCATACTCAGCAAAACAGAAGGAGCAAAAAGAATTTGGATAACAGAAAGGGGAACAAGTTTTGGATATAACACATTGGTCGTGGACTTTACAGGAATGGCTTATATGCTTGATAATTATAGTGCCGATATTATTTTCGATGCTACACACAGCGTTCAAAAACCTGGAGGCTTGGGTGGATCATCAGATGGAAATAGACTTTATGTACCTAGCATGGCCAGAGCAGCCGCGGCAATTGGAGTTAGAAGTTTCTTCATCGAAGTGCATAAAGATCCAAACGTAGCACCTAGTGATGGACCTAACATGCTACATTTACACGACTTTGAAAAAGTCGCATCTGACATAAAGAAACACGGCAGTATTTAAATATACAGAAGGGAAAAAGATGTATAGTTTAGCACATGATACTTGGGACACACGAGAAGTTTCAGCATTACAAAAAGTTATAGCCAGTGGTAGATACACAATGGGTCCTGAGGTTGCAAAGTTTGAAAATGAATTTGCAAAATATATTGGATCAAAATACGCTGTTATGACAAACAGTGGTAGTAGTGCAAATCTAATTGCACTTACAAGTATAGTTCAAAATCCAAAATATAATCTCAAAGCAGGAGATGAAGTAATTGTACCAGCAGTTAGTTGGAGTACAACATTTTTTCCTGTACAACAAAACGGACTAGTGCTTAAATTTGTAGATATAGATAAAGACTCATTAAATATTGATCCAACAATCATCGAACAAGCAATTACAGAAAAAACAAAAGCGGTGTTTGCTGTAAACTTATTAGGCAATAGTTGCGAACTTGCTGAACTTACACGCATTTGTAAAACACACAATCTTGTGTTAATTGAAGACAACTGCGAAAGTTTTGGTGCAAGTCATCAAAACAAATACTGTGCCACATGGGGTACAGCTGGAACATTTAGTTTCTTTTTTAGTCACCATTTACAAACAATGGAAGGTGGTATGATTGTAACTGACGATACAGACCTGTATGACTATATGCGTAGTTTAAGGGCACATGGGTGGGTAAGAGATATAGGAGAACAAAGCTCTTTGTATACAAAGTCAGGTGATGCATTTGAGGATAGTTTTAGATTTGTACTGCCTGGGTATTGTGTAAGACCTTTGGAAATGAGTGGAGCAGTTGGACAAGTTCAATTAAGTAAAGCTACTGAAATGTTGGACCAAAGGATAGTAAATAGTAAAATTTATCATCACTTCTTTGATAATGTAGATTATGTTCGTACACAGAAACCTACACAAAACAGCGTCCATAGTTATTTTGGTTTTAGTTTTGTGTTGCAAAATAATTTATTGAATAGACGGACAGAAGTAATTAATTTATTTAAAGAATACGGTATAGAATGTAGACCAATTGTTGCAGGAAATTTTATGCGTAATCCTGTGATTGAAAGACTATGTTATAGGACAAGCGGCACATATGATAATGCAAACGAAATACATGATCAAGGATTCTTCTTAGGAAACGATAATAGAAACTTAGAAGAACAATTAACAAAGGTAAAAGAACTTATGGAGACATTACAATGAAGGTAGCAGTTATAACCGGATTTCCAGGCCAAGATGCTTGTTATCTTGCAGACTTATTGCTTAACAAAGGTTATCGTGTTGTAGGAATGATGAAAAGATATACAGAACCTATGTGGGGAAATATTTCATATCTTGATTTAATTAACAGAGGTTTATTTTTAGAAACAGGTGATGTTACTGATATAGGAAGTTTATTTGATATAGTAGAAAAGTGGCAACCGGATGAATTTTATAATCTAGCGGCACAGAGTTACGTAGGGGGAAGCTGGCGATTAGCACACGTTACAAGTGATGTAGATGCAATGGGTCCATTGAATTGTTTAGAGGCAATCAGACGCACTAAGAAAACATGTAAATTTTATCAGGCAGGAACTAGTGAGATGTTTGGTAATAGTCATGATGGCGGCTGGCAAAGTGAAACTACAAATATGCAACCGCGTTCTCCTTATGGTGTTGCTAAACTTTACGGATATCATATAACACGTAACATGCGAGAAAGTTATAATATGTTTGCATGTTCAGGAATACTTTTTAATCACGAGTCACCTATTAGAGGTATAGAATTCGTCACAAGAAAAGTTACGGATGGTGTTGCTAAGATAGTAACAGGTAAAGGCAGTAGAATAATTTTAGGAAATTTAGAAGCCAAAAGAGATTGGGGCTTTGCAGGAGATTTTGTGGAAGCTATGTGGATGATGCTACAAGTTGAAGAACCAAAAGACTATGTTTGTGCTACAGGTAAATGTTATAGTGTAAAAGATCTTTGTAAAACAGCATTTGCATATGCAGGAATAACTGATTGGGAAGACTATGTTCAAGTTGACGATCACTTTGTACGTCCTGCTGAATTGGATTTTTTGCGAGGTAATAGTGAAAAAATGCAAGAAGAATTAGGATGGAAACCAAAGGTAGATTTTGAAAAATTAATACATATGATGGTAGACGAGGATATAAAGAGGATGAAATGAATGTATTTGTTACAGGGCATACAAGCGGCCTAGGTAAGGCAATATACGATACTTGCCTAAGTTATGATTATCATACAGTAGGATTAAGTCGCAGTACAGGATTTGATCTTACAAAAAATTTAGAAAATTTTATACAAAATAATTATTGGAACGTATTTGTCAACAATGCATACGCCGGATGGGCTCAAACTGATTTACTATATAAATTATTTGATAATAACAAAGATAGAAAATGTGTGATAGTAAATATTGGAAGTGTGAGTGCAGATGGAAATTATGATGTTGTAAATCATTACGCAGTACATAAAGCCGCTTTAGACAAAGCATGTATGCAACTACAACTTATAGACAGTGAGTGTAAGGTTGTGCAAGTTAAACTAGGCAGAATGGATACACCGTTAGTTGCACATAAAAAAGCTAGAAAAATGGATCCTACAGATATAGCAAAAATAATAATTAATCATGTTATGCTTGCTCCAGAAGATATTCTAATAAAAAATTACACACTTGATGTAATGCATAGTAGGAGACCTTTATGAGCACCGCTATTCTTATTCCGGCACGTTGGGGAAGTACAAGATTTGATGGTAAGCCTTTAGCAAAACTAAATGGTGTTTCCTTGATTAAAAGAGTTTACGACATATGTAAAAGCACAGGATATGATACAACAGTTCTTACAGATGATAAACGTATATATGACCAAATTGGAATAGATTGTTATATTGATAACGATCCATATGAAAATGGTACAGAAAGATGTGCAGGTTATGTAAAGAAAAAACAAGAAGAAAAATTACATGCGACTGGATATGGATGGAGTGAAGACTACACACATTATATTAATGTTCAAGGCGATATGGCAGATGTGACTCCGGAAATTATTATTGCAACAATAGATGCATTAGAAGATTGTGATGTATCAACAGTATATACTGACATGCCTAAAGAAAAACAAAATGATCCTAATAGTGTAAAAATGGTTAGGGCAGATAATCGTGCATTATGGTTTGGTAGAGGTATGACAGGATATGGTGATTGGCATTTAGGAATATACGGATACTCTTCGTACGCAATTAAAAATTATCCAAACACAGAAAGTCAAGAAGAACAAATTGAAAAACTTGAACAGATACGTTGGTTAAAAAATGGTTGGCAAATAGGCTGTAAGAGTGTACAATATAAAGGTACAGAGATAAACACACCTGAGGATTTAAACGAATGGCACAACAAAAACTCCCAATAAAAGATATACTAGCCGCAATAGATATGGGTGCAAAAAATGTTTGGGATGAAATAAACGATGAAGAGCGTAAGCAGGTGAGCTTTTGGTTATTGAATAGATATGCAAGTTCTGTAAAAGGTAATCGGGACAAACAAGAACTAGCTGTTTTTAAAACTAATGAATACTACAATAAAAATTATATGGAAGTGACTAAACATCAAAAATTACAGTGGCAACTACTGTGTATGAGTGGCGCCACAGGAAAGATAGAGTATCATCCTTGGATTGGTTTCAAAAAGAAAACGCAAGATAACAATAAACTAGTCAAAGTATTAGAGCAAGTTTATCCGCATATGAAGCAAAGTGAACTTGAAATATTAGCATCGATCAATAGTAAAAAAGATATAAAACAACTTGCTGAAGATCATAACTTAGAGGTAAAACTATAATGGATTATAAATTAATTACTCCTAATAATTTTGGGATACTTGAATCAAAATTATCAGAAAGACACGTTGATCTATTATATGCATATATTAAAGACACAGCATATCCTGGATATGACTTTGAAGGAAATGAAGTAGTAAGTCATGCAAAGGACAACCAATGGAGTCTTATAGATCGAGAAAATACATTTGAAAAAGAAGTACTACAACCATTAATAAATGTATATGCCGAAAACTGGGGATGGCCAATTAATATTAAAAGTACACACTATCACAATTTAGAATTCAATAGATTTTGGGTGCGGATTACTACAGGTGATCAATATCAAAGTATACATGATCATCAAGCAGTTTTTAGTTTTGTTGTATGGTTGAAGATTCCAACAGATTACAAAGAAGAACAAGAAGGTGACTTAGGATTTGCACACCCAGATGCAAGTGATTTTGTAATACAATACACAAACACCCTTGGACAGATAAGACAAAGAAATTATAAATTAGATTCAAGTATGGAGGGTACTCTTATACTGTTTCCAAGCGACATGGGTCATATGGTATATCCAAGTTATACAAAACCTAATTCGTATAGAGTAAGTGTTGCCGGTGATGTAGCAATGAGCAGTATGAATGTAGGTGAAAAACTTGTCTGACAAACCTTTTGTATGTGAATACTGTGGCAGTGGATATGTTAAAGAAAAGACACTTGCGGCGCATATGTGTGAGAAAAAACGTAGACATTTACAGAAAGACGAGAAACGTGTTCGATATGGTATGTATGCTTTTCAAAGATTTTACACTCTAAGTGCAGGATCAAAAAAAGAAAAAACATATGATGATTTTTGTAATTCACAATACTATAATGCGTTTGTAAAGTTTGGCTCATTTTTAAACAATGTCCGTCCTCTATATCCTGAACGCTATATTGATTATGTAGTTACAAGTGGGGTTAAACTTGATCATTGGTGTAGAGATGAACTATATGAAAAATATGTGTTACAATTTATATTGAAAGAAGATGTTACGACTGCGTTAGAACGCAGTGTTCAAACTATGATGGAATGGGCAAGTGAAAATGAACCAGCCGCTTGGAATCATTATTTTAACTATATCAGTTTGAATAAGGCTGTTTGGGATATTAAGGATGGAAAAACTAGTCCATGGCTATTGTTAAATTGTGAAAGCGGAAAGACCATGCTAAGTAAATTTAATGATGAACAGCTAGGAATGGTCTATCATGTTATTAACCCTGAACATTGGGCTATGCGATTCCGTAAATTACCCAAAGATGTTGAATTGGCAAAACAAGTAGCTAAAGAAAGTAATCTATGAAGAGATTTATTCACATACCAAAGACAGCCGGCCGTAGTATGATTAAGTTTCTAAGAGAAAACAAATTGCATGTCAATAGTCCTAGAACTAAAGATAACGGAGCAAATACAAAAAAACATAGAACAGCATACAAATATTATAGAGACTTTCCTAATGAAGAACGCTTTTGTATTGTTCGAAATCCTTATTCTAGAATTGTAAGTTTTTATAATTTTGCTATAAAGATGGGTTGGTTAGAAAAAGATTATCCATGGGTGCAATTTATTATGGACAGACCTCACATAGCTCCGTTGCGTAATAACCAACCTTGGCGTTTACAAATTGACTATATAATGAAAGACAATAAATTTTATGTGCATAAAAAATTTAAACTTGAAACAGAGCTAGAAAAATTACAAGCATATTTACATACACCAAAACCGTTTCCTAAAGTCAATGTGTCAAAACAAAGCGGAATAGCTTTGCCTTCATACTATACAAATAGCACTGTATTAGAAAGAGTAAGAAAAGATTTTAAAAAAGATTTTAAACATTTACACTATACAAGGATGATATAATGAAAGTATTAATATTTGGATTACCAGGTAGTGGCAAGACAACACTTGCAAAGCCTTTTGCAGAATTAATTAATGGTATTCATTTAAATGCAGACGAAGTACGTAAAACATATGACGATTGGGATTTTACACTTACTGGACGCATTAGACAGGCACAACGTATGCGACATTTAGCTGATGGTGTTGTTAGGGCAGGCAAGGTTGCTGTAGCAGACTTTGTTTGTCCCACACATGCTACACGTGATGCATTTCAAGCTGATTATAAAATCTGGATGGATACAATTAGCCAAGGAAAATATGAAGACACAAATAAAATATTTGATATACCTCATACAATAGATTATCATGTAGCCCAATGGTTTGAAGATACACATGCACAGTTAGCAGAGGTAGTAAAAAACTGGATGGAAAACAATAAAAAGGAGAAATTATGAAATTAACTAGATACACAGTGGGATTGATTTATCCTGCATTACTATTTGCTTTGTTTATAGCATTGTTTGCAGTACCTGCGTTTGCAGGCGAATGGAATAACAAACC